CACTAACTACAGCAGCTCAAGGCTTTCTCTTCTTGAGGACCGTGAGCATTGGAGGGTAGTCCAGAAGTATTTGATTGATAATTTCCACATGCGGGTCTATCGCGAGTGGCTCAACCTTGCAGTTCTCAGTGGTTATTGCGATTTCCCTGATTATGAGCTGCGGCCTGAACGTTATGACACCCCTCGTTGGATGCCGCGTGGTTGGAGCTGGGTTGACCCGCTGAAGGAAGTCAAGGCTTACCGCGAAGCGGAACAAGCTGGGTACATGACGAAGTCTCAGGTAATTGCCTATTCGGGTGGCGACTATGACGACAACATTCTTGAGCTGGCGCGTGAACAACAATTGGCAGCAGATGCTGGAGTCAAACTAGACAAGGATCTTGATTTGACTGACGAGGATATGCAGCTGTCCTTGCTTGAATCAGAAGAACCACAGCCCACCCGAAAGCGGAGCAATGGCAAACGTAAACGGAGTTGAGATTGACCTCATGCCAAACGAGGGCATGAGGACTGAGGCTCAGCGATACAGAGACTGGAAATCTGATGGTGAGGGTGGTGGCACTGATGTTGCTCGCACCAGAGCCAGTCAGATTTTGAGCGGTAATGAGTTAAGTGCAGACACTGTTGTGACGATGTCAGCTTGGTTCGCGAGACACGAAGTAGACAAGCAGGGCAAGGGTTTCAGCCCTGGTGAAGATGGCTATCCAAGTAATGGCAGGGTTGCATGGGCAGCGTGGGGCGGTGACGCCGGCAAGTCTTGGTCAGATGCTCGTTCAAAGCGAGTCAAGAAAGCACGAGAAGGTAGACAACTTATTAGCAATAATGTGGAGGAACTCTTGGACCCTATGGAGCAAGAACAGGAAAGAGCGGCACCTGACGCTCTAAAAGTAGGAGACTATGTCTCTTGGAATTCATCAGGTGGTCGTGCCAGGGGATTGATTGAAGAAATCGAACGCGATGGAAGCATCGATGTTCCAGATTCATCTTTCACCGTCAATGGCACAGCGGATGATCCTGCTGCCTTGATTTGTGTCTACCGTCAAGATCCAGACGGTGGTTACATAAAAACGGAAACTAGAGTTGGTCACCGCTTTAGCACCCTGACCAAGATTGAGCCTCTTGCATTAGCGGAGGAAAGAGCAAAGCCAGGTGATCTGAGCAGAGGTGATTTTGTTTCTTGGAACACTCCTGGTGGCCGTGCCCGCGGCAAAATCACGAGAGTCGAGCGAAACGGCAAAATCGATGTGCCTGGAAGCTCTTTCGAGATCAATGGCACAGAAGAGGATCCAGCCGCTTTGATCGCGATTTATCGGGATCGGGAAGAGACTGATATCTTCGCTGGGCATCGATTTAGCGCTTTGACAAAGATTGCTGCGATTCGGGATGAGCAGCCTGAGAAGAAGCGCTCAGTAGTCGGTGAACGGATGCAACGCACCGAGGCAACTGAAATTCGCACGATTGACGAGCGAACCTTTGAGTTTCCTTTCAGTTCTGAGTATCCGGTTTCGCGGTATTTCGGTTCTGAAGTGCTGAGTCACGACAGCAAGGCCCCAAATTTCATGCGTCTGAATGACGGCGCACCATTCCTGTTCAACCACAATCCAGACAAAGTTTTGGGTGTTGTTGAGCGGGCTTATCTGGACGAGGACAAAAAACGCGCTTATGCCAAAATTCGTTTTTCACGATCTGATTTTGCCAAACAGTATCTAGATGACGTTAAAGACGGCATCTTGCGCGGTATTTCGTTTGGTTATTCGATCGACGAAGTAGAGCAAAGAGAAGAGGGAGTTCTTGCTACTAGCTGGACTCCTCACGAACTCAGCTTAGTTTCAATTCCAGCTGACCCCACAATTGGAATTGGACGTTCCCTTCTTTCAAAAGAGCCTGTTATGCCTGAATCTTCTCAACCTGAAGACACTATTATTGCAAACGAAGCTCCTGTTGAAGAACAGGAAACTCGCTCAGCGGTCACGACCGCATCTACACCCACCCCTGTTATGGAAGATCAAGCTCCAAACTTGGAGGTGATCCGGTCGGAGGCTAAAAAGGCCGAAAAAGACCGCGTTGCTTCTATCAACGCCCTTGGTGCTCAGCACCGTATGGCAGATCTGGCACAAGAGCTAATCGATGGAGACAGCTCCCTTGATGAAGCTCGTGCTGCAATCCTCGAAAAACTCGGAACCCGTCAAGTGGAACAGCCCATTCGTTCTGCCGATGTCACCTCTAACGATGTCGGTCTCTCCCAGAAAGAAGTAAAGCGCTTCAGCTTCGTTCGTGCGCTGAACTATCTGTCATCTCCTGGCGATGCAACTGCACGTCGCGATGCTGAGTTTGAGATCGAGGTTGGTCAAGCTGCTGCTAAGCAGTACGACCGCTCTTCAAACGGCATCGTGGTTCCTAACGAGGTGCTGCGCCGCGACTTGAACGTTGGCACTGCTACTGCCGGCGGCAACTTGGTTGATGATGTGCTGCTGAGCGGCTCTTTCATTGACCTGCTGCGCAACAAGCTTGCATTGGCTGGCGCTGGCATGACCACTCTGAGTGGCATCAACGGCAACATCTCAATCCCCAAGCAGTCAGCTGCTGCGACTGCCTACTGGGTTGGCGAGGGTTCTTCTCCTACTGAGTCTCAGCAAACCATTGAGCAGGTGAATCTTTCACCTAAGACTTGTGGTGCTTTCGTGGATTATTCCCGCAAGCTGCTGCTTCAGTCCAGCATTGACATCGAGCAGATGGTCCGCAATGACCTGGCTCAGGTGTTGGCTCTTGAGCTGGATCGTGTTGGCCTGAATGGTTCTGGTTCTTCTAACCAGCCTCTCGGTATCATCAACACCACTGGTATTGGCACTCAGTCATTGACCAGCTTCGGAACCTTTGCTGAGTACATCGGCATGGAAACCGATGTTGCTGTTGCTAACGCTGACGCTGGCGCTTTGCGTTACATCGTCAACGCTTCTGCCCGTGGCGCTCTGAAGAGCACTGAGAAGGCAAGCGGCACCGCTCAGTTTGTTTACGAGAACGACGAGATCAACGGTTACCCCGTGACGGTCTCTAACCAGCTTGCAAACAATGATGCACTGTTTGGTGATTTCTCTCAGCTGATCATGGCCATGTGGTCTGGTCTGGATCTGACCGTTGATCCGTTTGCAGGTGCAACTGCCGGCACCGTTCGCATCATTGCTCTGCAAGATGTGGACTTCGCTGTTAAGCAGCCTGGCGCATTCTGCTACGCCACTTGATACTGGTGGTTCATTACGTCGTTCTGACTCATGAAGGTTGAAATTCTGAGGCCAGTAATGATTTCCGGGGAGCCTGCTGACGCGGGCTCCATTTTGGAAGTCGAGAACAGTGCAGCTGTGACCCTTATCGGTCTCGGCAAAGCCATTGAGCATCAACAGGAAGCTGTCGCTTGTCCCGCCAAACCTCCGGTAGAGGAAGAGGCACCTTCTTGCCCACCAAAAAAGCCCACTACTCGCAAGAGGACTAAGGAATGAGCATCGGCAACACTCGACGGACTTTGACCGTCCTGTCTTTTGCCCCTAATGACGTTGTCACTGCAACTGGCAACGAAACAGGGGTTGACCTTCTTGATTATGAAGGCGACATCACTTTGATTCTGGATGCTGAAGCTGGTGGCTCAGGCATCACATATGCAGTCAAGGTGCAGGATTCGGCTGACAACAGCACTTTTGCTGACGTGACCGATGCTGCTTTCACCACGACAACTGCTAACACAGCTCTTGTCGAGACTCTCACGGTTAACACCGATGAGATCAAGCGTTATGCCCGTGCCGTCATCACCGTTGCAGGTGGTACAGGTGCAGGAGCTGTAAGCGTCACCGCCTTGGGACGTAAGAAGTACAACTGACCCTGACTTTTGCCCCCGGTCATCCGGGGGCTTTTTCATATGGCACTTAATTTCCAAGAGGACCTCGACGCTTTCTTTGATACGCCAGGTTTCACTGTGCCAGTTGTTTTTGGCTCTACCACTGGCGTTGGTTACTTCGAGTCACCAGACGAAGTCGTTGCTGACGGAGTCTTGTTGACTACAGATTTTTCAGTCCTGGTCAAAACATCAGATTTTTCAACAGTTAACAGCGGCGATGCAATGACTGTTGACGGTGAGAATTTTACTGTCAGAGAGCCAATGCGGCTTGACGACGGTAAAATCATGCGCGTAATGCTGATGAAGGATTAGATATGACAACAAAAAGAGAAAGCATTCTTGCGGCAATTGCCACTGCTCTAGTTGGAACGTCAGGAGCAGGGACCAGAATTTACAGAAGTCGAGTTGAGCCCCTCAGCAGAGGAGAGTCACCAGCTGTAGTTATTGAGCCTGTAAGCGACACCCCAGAGCAGACCACTAGCCTGCCGACACTGGATTGGACATTCAGAGTTCGCATCGTTGTCATTGAAAGAGCGTCGGTCCCTGACCAGGCAGCTGATGACACGATTGAAAGCTTGCATTCAAAAATCATGGCTGATTTGACCTTGGGTGGAATCGCCATTGATGTTCAGCCAGCTCAGACAAGATTTGAGTTGATAGAAGCAGACCAACCAGCTGGAGTAATTCTTTGTGAATACGAAATTCGCTATCGAACACAGGTGGCCGATTTAACGCAGTAAAAACTTAGAGCTACGCTGAACCTAACAACCTCCTCGACTTAACATGATGGACGAACACAGCGGTCAAGGTGGCACCTACCTTCTTGACCCTGAAACAGGCGTACGCACTTTGATTTCGCGGACGCAACCCCCACAACCATCAAAGGAAGAAACCGATGGCACTGCTACTCCGCAAACGCCTGATTCTGATAGAGACGGAGTCGACGTACGGGACGGATCCGACTCCAACAGGAGCGGACGCAGTTCTAGTAAGTGACCTAAGCATCACGCCACAGAGCAGTGATGTTGTTAGTCGTGACTTGATTCGTCCTTATCTAGGCGCATCAGCTCAGCTGCTAGCGAATACCAGAGTGGAATGCACTTTTAGTGTTGAGCTTGCTGGCTCAGGCACTGCAGGCACAGCACCTCAGTACGGCAAGGCATTGAAGGCTTGTGGCTTGGCAGAAACCATTGCTGCTGGGACTTCAGTCACCTATGACCCTGTTAGTTCGGGGTTTGAATCAGTCACCATCCACTACAACATTGATGGTGTACGTCACAAGATGACTGGCTGTAGAGGCACTGTCGCGATTACTGCTGCCGTTGGGGAAATTCCAACTCTGGATTTTTCTTTCACTGGCATCTACAACGCTCCTGATGACACTGCATTGCCTTCGCCAACCTATGCGAACCAAGCCAACCCTTTGCTCTTCAAGAACGGGAACACCACAAGTTTTCAGCTGCTCTCTTTCGCAGGCAATCTGCAGGACTTTTCGTTTGAGCTTGGGAACGAGATTGTTTATCGAGAGTTGATCGGTGCGACTAAGGAGGTTCTGATCACGAACCGTGAGGCAACAGGATCAGTTTCCATTGAGGCAGTGTTGATGGCTTCAAAAGATTATTTCGCATCAGCAGTTAATGATGCCGCAGCGCTTGGCAACTTGCAATTTACTCATGGCAGCACTGCAGGCAACATTGTTCAATTCACTTCTAGCAAAGTGGACATTGGCGATATTTCATACGGGGATTCAGACGGCATCGCAATGCTAGAGATTCCATACACTTGTGTCCCCACTTCAGCAACGGCTACTGAATTTGATCTGATTTATACCTGAACCAGATCTAGCACAGGAAAGAGGAGCCTTTGCAGGCTCTCTTTTTTTGTGTATGCTGAACAGGCTTACCAATTTATCTAATGGCTTTTGTTCGCAAGAAAGTAAAAACCTTCAAATGGCCTGTTGAAGTCAAAGAGCCAAGCGAAAATGATCCTGGCAAATTCGACAAGCATGAATTTATCGCTATTTTCAATCGAGTGTCTCGGTCTGTTATTACAAAAATGGTTGATGAAGACGAGGAAACCTTGTTGAAATTGATTCTTTCAGGGTGGGAAGGCATCGAAGACGAGAATGGCAAAACTCTTCCTTTCAATGCAAAAAATGTCACTGAGCTGGCCGATGATCCTTATTGGATTAAAGGCGTAATCAGCGCATATACTGCTACTTACAATGAGGCTGAACTGGGAAACTAAGAGATGCCGCCATTTGTTGGGTTAATGGTGGCAAAAAAATAGAAGATAAGACAGAGTCAGATGCTGCTGCTTTTGGATTGACTTTGCCAAAAAAAGAGTCAGTCGTGGTTGAAGACTTTGAGGTATGGGAAGAAAACTGGGAAGCAGTGATGATGCTGGTGCGGATGCAGACGCAGTGGTCAGTGTCTATGGCCGGATACGTTGGGTTGAAGTATGAGGTCTTGCTGTGTAGCGGTGGCTTATTTGACCTCTACAATGTGGAGGACCGCTGCGACGTGCTGGAGCGCCTTCAAATTCTGGAGGCAACAGCCCTTGAGGAACTGAGGAAACTCTCCAATGGCAAAGGCAATTGAGACTCTCTCTATCAAGCTGGAGTTCAAGGATGCCGGCACTCAAGCGGTAATTGACAAGGTCAAAAATTCTTTTAAGGGATTAGAGCGTGTTGTGTCAGGCAACACCAAACCTGCTATACAAAAGCTTAGGAATGAAATTAATACTTTTGCTTCAACAGGCAATAGAAGCATTAGTACTATTGAGTCTCAAGTAACAGCTCTTCGGGCTCTGCGCAGAGAAGCCGATATTAATAGTAAAGAATTTAAACAGCTTACTGGCGACATATCAAAGTTTGAGCGTCAACTAGGCAAGGCTAAAGGCAGAGGGCCTGGAGGAGGCAGAGGCAACCGTGCTCTTGCTGCTACTCAAACCGCTGGCGCTGTTATTTCAGGTGGAATTTTTGGTGGTCCTGAAGGTGCAATTGGTGGTGCATTAGGTGCAATTGGTGGTGGAGTCGGTGGCGCTTATTTAGGCGCAGCACTTGGTGCTCAAGTTGGAATGGTTCGACAGTCGCTTGGCGGAGTAGCGGAGACAGTAGCTGAAATAAATTCGATGAAAATCGCCTTGGCTGGCGTCAGCACAAGTGCTGAAGATTATCAAAAAAGTATTAGCAGTGTGATGTCAATATCAAAAGAATTTTTGTTTCCAGTAGATAAAGCTATCGGTGAATTTACAAGACTAAAAGCAGCTGTTGTTGGCGCAGGCTTTGGAACTGCAGAAACAACTGATGTTTTTAGGGGCTTTGCTGCCGCGATTTTGGCAACTGGTGGTAACTCTGAAAAATTGAGCGGTGCATTGCTTGCTGCGTCTCAAGTATTTAGCAAAGGCAAAGTACAAGCTGAGGAATTGAGAGGACAAATCGGTGAAAGATTGCCAGGAGCTTTCACGACATTCGCTCAATCAATTGGCGTTAGCAGCAAAGAGTTAGATGACATGCTTCGAAAGGGTGAGGTAAGTACTGAAAATTTTGTTGAGTTCACTAGAACTCTTTTTGCTAGGTATTCAGCAACCGCTGAAACTCTTGGCAGCTCTCCAGAGAAAGCAGGTCAGAGACTGCAGCTTGCATTAAGTCTGGCAACTATAGAGTATGGAGGCTTCTTTCAAAAAGTTGGGGCTGGATTTCAAGATTACATGACAAAACTTGTAAATTTTGCTGTCAGCAACAAACAAAATTTCAAAAGAATAGCAGCAGATATTTTGTTTTTTGCCGATGATCTCAAGTTAATGATCGAAGGAGTAATAACAAATTTTACGCAAACTTTTGGTGAATTTTTTGCTTTTCTTGGCCGCCTACTTAAAGGCTTCTTTAACAATTTTGTTGTACCGTTTTTCGACGGAATCATGAAGGGTGTAAATTTTATAAAAAGAGAGCTTCAAAGCGCACAGGCGCGAAAAATTGTAAGTCCAGAAAGGCAGGCAGAGATTAAAGCTGAGGCGCGTGAGTCTTTCTTTGAAGAGACTGGTAGAGAACGAGTCAGAACTGCAGAAGTAAAAGCAGGGCAAGGGACTACACGCACAATACAAGTAAATCCACTTAATTTGCTGGAACAAGCGGACATAAGATCAAGGGAGCAAAAGATGTTGCTCGAAGAAGCCGGATTAGGGTCAGGACAACGAATGAAGGAAATTACTGAAGATATAAATAAAGCTTTTAAAGTTTTTGAGCCTACATCTGGGTTTGGAACAAGTCTTGGAGACACAAGTCTCACTGGCGGAACTGGCGGAACTGGCGGAACTGGCGGAACTGGCGGCAGCAAAGGCAAGAACGAGTTAGCACGCAGAATTGAGCAAGCTCAACGTCTTGAAGCTCAAACTGTAAAACAACTTAGATTGTCCGAGGCGCAAAATTCAATTCAGCGATTGAACGCTAAGCATG